GAAAGGAATAAGTTGGGATGAGTTTGAAGAAAGATTGGATAAGATATTTGAAAGCATACAAAAATTAATACAGGATACAAATGATACTCAGAACGATTGATAGTTTTTTATCAGAAGAACAATGTGATTATATTATTGGGTTAATAGATAAAAACCACCATAAGAGTACTGTAGCTTCTTCAGGTAATACTTTGTATGAAGAACATTCCAGAAATAGTAGTACTTGTTTTCTTTCTAACTCTGATAAAGTAGTTTCAGAAATACTTGACAAAATAGCTTCAGAGTTAAATTTAGATAAATCTTTAGCAGAAGGTATACAAGGTCAGTTATACGAACCAGGACAATACTTTAAAAAACACCACGATTGGTTTTCTGGAGCTGATTTACAAAAACATTGTAGTGAAAAAGGTAACCGTTCTCATACTTTGATGATTTACCTAAATGATGATTTTGAAGGAGGTAAAACAGATTTTTCTAATATAAGTTATACTGCACAACCTAAAAAAGGTAGAGCTATAACATGGACTAATTTAAAAAGTGATGGTAGCGGTGACACAGACGCATTACACGAAGGTCAACAAGTACTATCAGGTAAAAAGTATATCATAACTTCTTGGTGGAGAACTGGTATACCTATCAGTACATTAAAAGTTGTAAAAGATAGTGATAAAGTATTTACCTCAGCTACAGACTTTCCTAAATTTACTGAAAAAGGTTATAAAATTATAGATGTACCTAAAGATGCTTTAGAGTTAATTAATTCTATGTGGGATAAAGTTAAAGAGATAGGTCCACAAGAAGAAGTTTTTCAAGGTAAAGAAGGTATAATTACAGGAAAAGGAATAACAAGTAATTTGTATTCTTTAGACAGCGTAAGAGAAGAAAGAGATAAATTACATGATATGCTTTTACCGATTCATCAAGAATGGTGTGGTGAAAACCTTAAAAAAGCATGGATTTACGGTATTAGAGAATACTTAAGAGGTTCAAACTTAGTACAGCATAAAGATAGAATAGAAACTCATCACATTTCCAGTATAATACTTGTTGATAAAGATCTAACTTGTGGTTGTAAAAATAAAGAGTTTGGAGATGATTGGGCTTTAGACTTTCAAACACATGATGGTACTTGGGAAAAAGTATACTTAGAACCAGGTCAGATGGTATTGTATGAATCAGCTGCTTGTTCTCATGGTAGAAACGATTTTTTCCAGGGTAGGTACTATAGAAACTTATTTGTACATTACACTTTAACAGACTGGACGTACAAAGGATGATAAACTTTATACAGATTGATCCAAATGGTTTATGTAATGCCGGTTGTTGGTTTTGTCCAGTTAGTACTTTAGGTAACCCTCCTCATCAGATAGATCAAATGCCGATAGAAGTATTTGAATCTGCAATAAAACAAATAGTAGAATTAAAAGGTGATCTTGTAAATCCTAATTTACACTTTATTTACGGTTCTCATTTTAACGAAGTATTACTGTATAAACATTTTGAACAAATGTTACAAGTATTACAGAAATACGGTTTAACACTTTGTATTCTTACAAACGGTGTACCTTTAACACCAGCAAAAGTAGATATAATTAACAAATACGGTAATACAGTAAGTCAAATAGCTTTCAATGCACCAGTATTTCAAAAGTCTTTATTTGAAAAAAGAACTGGTATGAAAGAACATCTATATGATAAACTACTTCGTAATATCCAGTATGCTTTTAATAATATTTACAATAAAGAAATACTACTTATACAGATAAACGGTATAAACGAACACTCTAACATAATCAAAGGTAGTAACTTCCCTGATTTAACTGTAACTGAACTGGAAAAACAAGTGTCTCTCTGTAGATCTTTGTTTCCTAATATAAGGATAACAACTCAATGGAATTTAATTGATAGAGCAGGTCTTTTAAAAGACGTAATGTATAATAAACTTCCAGAAGGTAAAGTGATAGGCTGTGCAAGTAAAAGAGATACTGATTGGTTACACATATCACCAAAAGGAGATATATTTTTATGCTGTAATGATTACAATATGGATTATACTTACGGTAACATAAAAGAACACTCTATAAAAGATATTTGGTTAAGTAAAAAACGTAAAGAAGTTAATAACAAAGCATTTAGTGAAATATGTAACACTTGTGCATCAGCAATATTTGGTTAATGAAGACAATATTTGTAAGCATAGCATCGTATTTAGATCCAGAGTTTAGTAAAACTATATACGATTGTATATCAAAAGCAAAACATCCTGAAAGGATATTTATAGGGTTGTTTTTACAAGATGTTAAAGACGTTATAGAAGGTTATTTACTTTATCTAACCAATAATAACATAAGAACTCTTACTTGCTCACCAGAAGAAGCAGAAGGTTGTGGTTGGGCAAGAAATAAAATAATGCAAGAGTTATACGATAATGAAGATTATTTTTTATTAGTAGATAGTCATAGTAGATTCGAACAAGACTGGGATGAGAAATATATTTTTGCTTTAGATAATGCTCCAAGTAAAAGTGTATTAAGTGCTTTCCCAAGACATTACGATTTAAATGAAACTTATGAAGTCTACAGTAAAAGAGACAAACCATCCATATATGTACCTAATGATATTCCATTTATAGGTGTGTTTAGAGGACCACATAAACAAAAACTTGCTACTGAAACTTACGAAAAAGTTATGAACATATCAGGGGGTAATACTTTTGGTCCAGGTAGTATGGTTGAAGCATTAAAGTTACCTAATTATAATTACTACGGTCATCAAGAGCAAGAGCTTTATAGCTTACTTTTATACAAATGTGGTTACGATATATATGCTATAAACCAAAATTTAGTATGGCATAAATACTTTACTCCTGGAATTGATACATATAGAAAAGTATATCTTGAAGATAAAGCTAAAGAAAACTTTTGGCCTAACTTAAAAAACCACGGTTGTACTGTTAGAACTCCAGAAAACTGGGTAAAAGACTACAAAGAATACTGCCAAACCCTCTAAATAGACTTTCCTCTATTTATCTTTAACGGAAAAATAACTTTTAACCTTAATTCAAATTAATTATGAATAAAACTGAGTTAAAAGAGCTTGTAAAAAAGTACTTTTCCCTTACTGAAATGACAGAAGAAAACAATCCCACTGAAAATACTGTAGAGCAGAAATTTGATTCTGCTAAACTTGTAGACGGCACAGAAATCACTAACATGAAAGATAGTGAATTTGCTGTAGGCGACGAACTACATGTAATAACAGAAACAGGAGAGCATGTAATCGCACCCAGCGGTGAGCATACTACTGAGAGCGGTATTGTAATCACTGTTGATGGCGAAGGAAAAATTACTGGAATAGCTCGACCAGATGAAGGTGGTGAAGGATCTTTAGCAGAACACGACGTAACCGAAGAGGAAATGTCAGCTGAGGGAACTGAAACTACTAATAAAACAGAGATGGCTGAACACGATGTAGTCGAAGAAATGGAAGACGATGCGTCTGACATTAGAGAGGCTATTATTGAAGCAATCATGTCTGAAGTAGCTCCTGCTATTGAGGAGTTAAAGTCAAAAATGTCTGAACATGAGATGAAACTTGCCGAACACGAAGAAAAGATGAAGGAATACATGAGTGCTCCTGCAACTAAACCTACAAGTGAGTCAAGATTTTCTAAATCTATGGACAGAGTAAAACAACCGAAAGCAGTATACAACACCAAAAGATACGAAGCTGCTTTGAATCTTTTAAATAACAAATAAATTAACATATTATGTCTATCAACGTTAGTGCATTAAATGATTATAATGCAGAATTAGCTGGAAAAATGGTATTAGATACCGTTTACACTGGCAACACAGCGGAGTATGTTTCTATTCAAGAAAATATAAAGTACCAAGAACCTTTGAATTTGGCTTCTGTTACTCCGTACTTCCAAGGTGGCGATACTGTATCTAACCCCTCTGGATCTTTAGAATTCACACAGAGAAATATTACGGTTTCTAAAAGGACTGCATACGATCAGTGGAATTTACAGCTTTTAACTTCTAAGTATTTAGGTAAAGCAGTGCTTGACCCGGGTAGTTATGAAGATACCATGACGATCTTAACTGGTCTTTCAGAAGATTTAGTAAAGAAAGCACAACAAGCAAATGATGATTTTATCTGGAATGCAGTAGATGGTGCAGTATTTCCTGGAACAACTGTAACAGCAGCTGGAGACGGTCTTAAGAAAATTATTTCTGGATCAACTGCAGGTGTAAACGTACCAGCAGGACAATCTGCAATTACAGCTTCTACAGCTTACAATCAAATCGTTGATCTTGTAACAGCAGTAGATGTTAACGTAAAAGATGCTGATGATTTAACAGTATTCTGTGGAACTTCAGTATTCCAAAGAATTGTATCTGGATTAACAACTCAAAACCTATTCCACTTCGATCCTACAACAGTAGCAAGAAGAGGAGGATTTTATGAAGTACCACTACCAGGTTTCCCTAACATTAGAATCGTTGGAACATACGGTCTAAGAAGCTCTGAGAGAGTAATCGTAGGACCTGCTTCTGACGCATTTGTTGGGACAGACCTTATGAGTGACACAACTAACTTCCAGTTGTGGTGGGACATAAATAGCGATTCTCTCAAATATAGATTGAGAAATAAATTAGGAACACAGATAGCACACCCAGACTACTGGGCGTCTAATGACCTTGCTTAAATAGAAGCATAAACAAATGGGCGGTTTCGGCCGCCCTTTTATTAACCTTAAATAACTTATACTATGGCACAATGTGATATTACAAGTGGATTTAGTTTAGCTTGCCGCGATAATATTGGTGGTATAAAAAATGTGTATATCCTATCAGGATCAGTTAGTTCAGTTACAGCATCAGCAGGTGCTATTTCTGACATTAACGGTTCAGGGGTATTCTACAAATTTGAATTACCAAGAAACGTAGGTGACTTTACTGAAACTCCAACACCAAGTTTAGAAGCTGGTACAGTATTCTATTCTCAGGTGGTAAATATCTCGCTTCATAAGTTACAAGCTTCTATTAGAAATCAAGTAAAAGTTTTAACCCAATCTCCTGCTCTAAAAATAGTTGTAGAAACTAACAACGGAACAGATGATTATGAAGGTCAATTCTTTTACGTAGGTCGCTATAGAGGCGCCACAGTAACTGGAGGAAGCGGAACATCAGGTACTGCCCTTGGTGATGCGAATATGTATTCACTCACTTTTGAGGCTCAAGAACCTTATCCAGCAGAAGAGATTACCACTACAGGTACCTTAACTGACGCTTTAACTGGCATAACAGTCAGCTAATTATACAGGAATAAACAGGGATTGGTTATGAAATCAGTCCCTTTTTTCCTATATTATATATTATGATAAACTTTTACACCAACTTACAAACAGGTAGTTTCGTTGTTTGGCCTGAAAGCGGGAGTAGTACTTTAAGCCAATCGGCTCAAATAGAATACTCTATGAAACTTGTAGATGATTTAGATTTAACTTCTGGATCATTTTCGGTGTATAAAATAAACAACCCTACTAAGTTATCAGAATACTTAGTATTACAATATTATAGCGGTTCATTCCCATCTGCTTCTGGACAGTATACTTATACTTTATTTGAAGATATAGATGCAGCATATAAATGGATTGACGCTAACTTTACTTACGGAGGAGGAGATGGTACTTGGGGAGGTGAACAATCCGGAGGTGATAGTGCAATAGATAGTGGTAGAGCTTTTGTATTTGGTACTAATGATCCAGAGTTTACAAATTACTTATCACCAAATGAATCAGGATCTTATATAACTTATTACACAGGGTAATGGCAGAAAATAAATTTACTTTCAAAACTATAAATAATAATAAACTAAGACAGTTTAATTATCAAGAAGATAAAAAAGACAAAAAGTTTATTAAAAACGGTAGTGATAACCTATTTCCTCAACACATTATTGAGATGTATAACAGATCTTCAATAAATGGTGCTTGTATTAACTCTATTGTAGAAGGTATAATAGGTCAAGGTTTAACAGCTAATGAAGAGATATACTTAGAAAGAGCTAACAGTCATGGCGAAAGCTGGAATGATATATTTGCTAAATCAGCATTAGACTTTAAACTTCACGGTTCATGGGCATTAGAAATTATTTACTCTAATGACAGACAAAGAATAGAAGCTTATCATATAGATTTTTCTTATGTAAGAGCTACTGAAAAAGACCATAGAGGTCATATACCTGGTTACTTTGTTTCTACTAAATGGGATAGTAAAGCAAGATTTTCTCAAGGAACTTATGAAGATCAAGATATAGAATACTTACCAGTATACAATCCTGATAAAAAATTAGAGGAACCAAGACAAATATATGTTCACAAAGACTATAGACCAGGACAAGAGTACTATCCTTTACCTGATTATGTAGCAGCTCTAAGAGTTATCGAATTAGACACAGAAATTGATAACTTTCATACAAACAATATTAAAAGTGGATTAGCACCTTCTCTTTCTATAACAACCTTTACTAATGGTTCAGATGAACAGTTAAGACAGATAGAAGAACAGTTAAATGCTAATTATGCAGGTACAAATAATGCAGGTTCACTTATTTACATGGATGTAGCAGATAAAGAAACTGCTCCAATAATTACACCTATACCTCAAAACGGGGCTGATGGATATTATACTACCATTAATGATTTAGTAATGCAAAAAATATTGACAGCTCACCGTATAACTTCACCGATGTTATTAGGAATTAAAGAATCCGGACAATTAGGGGGTAGAGCAGAAATGTTAGATGCTCATTTACTATTTTTAAATTTAGTAATTATGCCTTTCCAACAAGAACTAATAAAGTGCTTTGAGGATATTATGAGATTTATGTACCCAGACATTGTTTTAGGTATAGATCAGAAAAAATTACTTCCAGATGGAGAAACAGAACAAGAGGTAATTGTATCAGATGAAACAACTGAAACTGAAGAAGCACAAGTAACAGAAGAACAACCACCATTATTAGCATAGTATGACTACAACCTTTCTCATTAGCGAAGCAAAAATAAGAAACTTTACAAGCATTAATAATTCGGTTGATACTGATTTAATTAAGAATTGTATAAGAACTGCACAGGATTACTGGTTACAGAATATTATCGGTACTGTGCTGTATGAAAAACTTTTATCTGACGTTGACTCATCGTCTCTAACAGGTGTTTATAAGACATTAGTAGATAATTATATACAAGATTTTCTACTTTATGCGGTATACTATGAAACACTTGAAGAAATATATCTTAGACCAAGAAATAATGGATTACTAAGACCAAATGGTGGGGAAAATTCAGATCCAGTAGATAAAGATATCTATGACATGAAGAGACAAAGTGTAAGAAACAAAATGGAGTACTACGCAGAACGTCTAACTAATTATATTTTGGAGGAAAGCAATTCCTTCCCAGAATTATCTGAAAATGATAAGCTATACGAACAACAACCTGATTATACTACAAAATATAAAAATCCTTTTGTAATGAAAGGTGGTTACTATTTAGACTTTGCACGCAAGTATGGCATAAAAACATACGATACAAGATACAAACAATACCCTCAGTGATATGGCCGCTAACTTTAACCTAACAAATCAATTTATATCTGAAAGTTTTCAAAACTTAATGCAGATATCTGGTAGTATTCCTGTAA